TTACATAAAATATATATTTGACCATATATTATTTCCGGTATATACAAACCCTCTTGAATGTCGTCCCTGCGTTGCCAAACCTGTGTATGCAGCACCATCCGCAAAAATGCAGGTTGCACAAACGCAACTGCTGTATGCGGTACTTTTGTTGGTTATTATGTGCATCTGACCAACAACCGGAACACTTGGAAGATATACAACAGGTGCAGCACTTGCACCGCAAACAATAACAAAAGCATCTGTATTTGCAAGTGTAGCATTTGCGGTAACAGTCCGGGGTGTCAACACAAGACCCGCTGTTGTAATAGTGTTTGAAGCACTTATATTACAAGCCGTCACAGGACTATAAAAACAGAAATTGTTTGCTGTTGCATCGTGCCTATAACCATTATTGTTACAGTAAATACCTTGTATTGACGTAGGTGTTATTTCTGTTTTTCCAACTGCACTTGCTATATTAATACGGTTAATACAAATGGTATTGCATAGGTTCAGGTCTTCATTAAAACATTGACTACAATATAAAGCACAATTCAAAAATGTGCTTTGTTTCCTTTGTGTATATACATTATCAATACGGCAAATATTTGTTTTAAAATACACTGAAGTACCCGTAATTAAAGTATTTTGAAGGGTTAAACCGCCAATACTATAATAGTCATCAGAATTTGTTGGTGTTGTATTAACACAACAACTTAGTTGCCTTAACACAACATTATTATTATCCAATAAACAAGTACTTGTACAAAGTGAATAATTACCCTGTCTGCTGTATTCGGTACATGTCCAGTTACATGTATCACCAACACAAGTATTTGTAGGTAATTGATAACAGTCAATTGCATATAAGTATATTCGGTTGGCATAAGTATTACCGCTGCACAAGGTAAACCGCTTGGTTGTACAAAGTGAATTATAATTGTCAACTGCAAGGTTTGAACCTGCGGTCTGCTGTTCGTAAAATGTCAGGCAGGATAAATTACCACTACACCCCTGAATAGTAATATTGGCAGGACATAAACAGGCACATGATGTAATATTCATACATGACCCACAAAGCATATTTGCAACTGTTGTTGGGTTTCCGTTGTGAATAATAATTCTTTCAACACTGTTAACATCTGCAATGCTTATAGAATGGGTTTGACTGTTCAGGTTTATAAAATTATCTTCAATACCTGAACTGTTGATATTCCAACCACCAATACAACCACTACCAGCACAAACAATACCTGATACATTTGCATCAATAAGACAAGCATTACAAGCCTTTAACCCCTCTGCATTTAAGACGGTTTTTTTATTGGCCTCTGTAACGGTTTGACCAGTAACATTAGTGTATAATTCTATTTTTGGTGCGCCCGACTGCGTACCAGTTATGTATATTAAATTCTGTCTTGCAGGGTTGGTTTTATTACCCCATAGTGCAAATTCCCACCCTGAAACATCTGGCGGGTTTTTGGCATAAGTGTTGTATGCAGCGGGGTAGTATATCAATGCAGAAGTACTTGAAGTACCAAGAGTATAACGCATCCTGTAGCAACAATTTGCAACAGGAATTGTACAATTTATCATTGAAGTTGTGGTGCAAGTTCCAAAATTGCAAACCAAATTACCTGAACAGTCATATAATGAAGGACAAACATTACCGTTATTCATTTGTAAGCAATGGCATACCTGCAATGTCCCGCCTGTTGTTTTAAATAAATTACTTTGTACATATTGACCTGCTGAATTTGAATCAACTTGGTAGAAAACCCCCGGTGGGGTGATATTACAGAAATAGTTGGCATTAACATTAACGAGACCAGGACCACAGGCTTTTGTAACATTCCAATTATCACAAACATATACCAAACAATTTGCACTGTCACCACTATATACACGCAAAAAACAACTGTGAGTACCGTTAGGGTCAGTTTGAAGTGACCAAAGTCCGTCATCTGGTTGAGCATAAAAACGGTCTTCGGGTATTACTTTAATACCAAATTTACCAACTTCTGGGTAATATGTCACACCTGAAACAGCACAAACACCGCCATTACCTATAACCAAGTCTGAAACGGTTTTCATTTTATCAACTACAAATTCACGGGCGTACATTGCACAATTAACTCTAAGGTTTTGAAATTCTGCATTGCCTGTACTACCAACACAGAACCCCTGACCTGTTAAGGGGTCACTGATAAAAGGTACTGTTTTACTACAAAGTGCATCTGTTTTTACTATAGGACTAATAACACAAGTGCTACCAGTTACAATTGGCGACTTAATACAGGTACTACCACAAACAATAGGACTTATAACACTTGTTGAAATGCTTGCAGGGGTTGTTATGTATGTGCAAGTGTTGGTTAAACAAATTCTTTTGGCATTATTTGTACGTATTTCCATTGCTGAGTTGTCAAGAGTTCCAACAACACCAACACCCAAAACACTTGCACCGAAAACGGTTTCAACTGCTTCTGAATGTGCAACAAAATAAGCATTGTTTACGCCCTGCATAACTACTGCATTGGACTTTTGTACATCTGAAGGAAAATAACAATGTAAATTGGTTGCTGTTGCTCCTGACCCCAATACATGAACCCTGAATTTGGGTGTTGCATTACCAATACCAATTTTACCTGCTGTTGTACTACCTGACTGGTAAATTATACTATTAACAACATTTGAAGGGGTTTCAAATACTGGTAAATATCCTGCTGTTGTTCCAGTGCTTGCAGTAACATACCCTGTTAGGTCAACTGTTGAACCTGCACCACCTGAAGTAATTGCAGGTATAACAATACCTTCAAAGACCTGACCACTGGTATAAACGCAACCTGACCTGCTGTCTGCTGTTTTTATTTTAGTTGTTAAATACATACTTATAAATACTATAGTTCGGTTATTGGTTCAGTATCTTCAACCATTTCCGTTAATGTTATTTGGTGTTGGTTTCTGAGTATATCTGACTTAATACCAGTAATTAGAAATTTCTTTCCCGGTAATTGGTCATAAGTCATATAGCCTAATAATTCAGGGGTTCTATTTATTGTTCCAGATAAGTTATATGTAAAGTCATTATAGTTACTTATCCAACTTCTTAGATATAATTTACTTAAATTGGCCGTTATACCTTGTCGGGTATGCGTACTTATATAGTCATAATTAGTACCTGCACTATAATATATTGCACCCCGTTCACCTACAACACGGTAAAAAGTATCCGACAATAATAATTTTTGTTGCGGTGCTTCATTCTCAAAGTCCGGGTTCATATATGCAGTTAATTGAATATCACTTTTTGTCTGGTTTTCACTGTATTTGTTATTCATCGACAACTCAATTTTTTTTATCCAAATGTCTTTAATGGCTTGTTTGTTATCAACAAAGTCATTTGCATAGGCTTCGTAACTGTCCAATATTCTGATATTAAGTTTTCCATTTATTCCGTTATAGTCTGGCCAAGGGGTCATTAATTGTATATACCCATAGTCAAGCACTTCCATCACTGTATCAATAATATCATTGTGTTTATTATATATCCATTGGTCATTGACAGGAATTACATACCCCTGATAAGGGTCTGACTTAAAATAATATGGAACTCTCAAATATTGACCAGTACCACCCGTGTAAACATCCCAACGACCCGGACCAAAAGTGTTATTCTGAAAAATAAGGTCATTCATAAAAACCTGTATATGCAATTGAACATTATAAAGGTCATGTACACCTGCAATTATGTTTTCAGGTGCTTGGTATGCATCTTTTGTTCTAAAATATACTTGTAAACCAAATTTTATATTAGTAAAACTACGATACTGAGTAATAAAAAACGGAAATTCATAATTAAAGTCAAATGCAACACCTGCTGTTGAAGGGTTTTGTTTTATAAGTACAAATTCGCTTTTAGTACCGTTTTCCTGACCCATACCGTCAACCTCTGCCATTTTTGTAGTACCACTGTGGTTAACAACATAACTTTTATTATAATACTTATATCTGAATTTATAATTACTATCTGTTCCAATATTTACAGTGCTGCCAGTTTCGTATATATCAACTGCACTTGGTTGGTAATTAAAAACAACATCTTGGTAATACGGACTGTAATTTAATTTAACACTATTGTAACTACTAATTTGTTCTTTGTTCATATCGTTTTCACTATAGTCACTTATGTCACCATTGCTTAAATTAAGGTTTTCTTGACCTAAATAACTATAGTCAGTTAGACTGTACTTTTTAAAAACTCCTGTATCTTGGAGTTCTGCAATATGGTCAGTAATTACTATAGTGTTTCCAACTTGTTTTATGTATGCTACATATCCTTTTAATAACATTTCAAGTGCATCGTAACTACTACATACCTCATTTTCTTCATCGTAAAAGGTATCTGAAATTAAATAACTACCATGAAATAGGGTTTCTTCATCACTGGGAGTTATTTCGTTACATGTTGTAGTTAATTTAATATATAGATATTCCAGATATTCTAAATTAATTTTATTCAAGCAATATTGTAATATTTGCCATTTGGTTAATATCTGGCCTTTAATTTTCTGGCCTTGGTCATCTGTGAGTTTATAACGTTGCAATAAATTCAATGCATTATTAAAATGAAATTCAATTGTATAAATGTTGTTTGACATTGTTGTATTGAATTGTTCAGTTTTTAAATAACCATCAAAAACAACATCTGCGTTACATTTAACAACAATTTTAAACCTCTGCATATTGGCAGTACGTAACCAGTCGTATTGGTCAGCATATTCACTTACAAGCGTTAAATTACAGTTAGCAACTCTAATTACTTGAAATTTGGTTGCAATGTTGGGTCTGTCAATAAATAAACTATTAATTAAACAAGTGCTTGTAGAACCCGTGTACTGGTTATCATAGATATATACGCTGTATATGTCATTACTTAATTGTTGTATTGTGTCGCCTGTTAGTCTTAACATTATATTGAATTTTTGCCTTTATTATAATTATTTAATACACCTACAAGGGTGTCACCTTCAATTCTGAAAGTAACTGCACTACCACCAAAACCACCTAAACCACCTAACATACTTCGGCTTTGTTGGTTTGAATATACTTGAGTGTTAGCAGGTAGTTTTACTATTTCCGGGCCTCTTTCACCTACCAATGCATAACCAGTATTCGGAACTATACCACCTGTGGCAAAACTACCAACTAAGGAATTAAATGCGGTTTTTGCTAAACCACCTGCTGCTGCTGCCATTACAGGGGCAATGATATAACCAAAAGGTACTTTGGTTGACCAGTCTTTTAATGCACTTGCAACCATTGTTGCAACTGCCTGACTTATTAAAGTGCCAATAATACCTTTAACTGCTTGTTTTAATTGCTGTCCGAACTTCTTAAAATTATCTGCACCCTGTCCCAAAACATCTGCCAATTTACCAAAACTGGTTTCCATTGCATTTGTAAGACTTTCTGCAAGACTTGGCATTTCTTCTGCCATTACTTTCATGCGTTCATGCATAATGTCCAACATTTGCACACCCGTTGAAAGTGCAGGACTACTTTTAGGTAATTTACTAAAGTCCGGTTGTGGTAATGCTGCACCACTAACACCACCGTCTTTACTCTGCATTGTTTGCATTGGGTTTGCTTTCCAGTCTGCTTGCTGTTTTTCCCTCTGCACTTGTGCTTCTGCCTGTTCACTGAGTTTATTGGTTAATTTAATTGTTTCTTTCAATGACTGGTTGTACTGTGTACGCATTCCAATTAACTCTGCTTCTTTCTCGTTAACCTTTTGCCTGTTGTCTTGGTTGTCAGCACTAATTGACATTTCTTCCCTGAGTTGTTTTAACTCCAAGGCTTTCTGGTTATAATTCAATTCAAATAATGCTTTATTTGCCTGTTCTAATTGCTTAGTAAAGTCAAGTCTTTCAACACTGCTAAAATTTTCTTCGTCTCGTGCTTTGGCTTGTAGTTCAGATATTCTTTCCTCAATTTTGGCTTTTCTAAGTGCGTAGGTTTCGTTGAAGTCTTCTAATTTATCTTGTGTTTCATTAAGTTTCTTGGCATTTTCAATACCGTCCTTTATACTATCATTCCAACCTGTAAACGCTGCTTTAGCGTCTTCGGCTGCACCTTTAAAGTCACCTTTAAAAAGTTTTACTATTGCCGAACCAAGAAAAGTAATTTTCTCCAATACGGTATTAATAACGGCTTTGATAATATCAAAAACTTTACGCATAGTGTCCGAACCTTCATCGGTTCTTTTCATCCAACCAATAAGACCAGCAATAGCAACAGAAATACCAAGAATAATTGCACCAATTCCGGTTGCAATAAATGCTGTTTTCACGCTTCCAAAAGCAGGTATAAGTGCTGACATTGCTGACTTTATACCACCAAACACCCCATTTAATGCACCAAATTGCTGACCCAATTGGGGTAACGCTTGACTGGTAAGACTGGCAAAACTTGACTTAATTGCATTATTACCACCAACAATACTGTTTTGTAGGTTCTTTGCATCCTTGCTGAACTTTTGCGCTCCTGTTGTGAACCCTGCTGCATTAAGTCCAACTTTAACACCTACTGAAAAGTCTTTATTCATTTTAATTTTATTATAAATACTTTATTGGGGTTTTGCTTTTGGTATTACAATTGTTTTATTCATTCTCTTTTTATGCAATTCCAATACTTTCTGCTTATCTGCTTGTTTTTGTTCAGGGGTCAGGGTTGGGGTTTTGTTATCCCAAGGCAGTTTAACTTCACCCCCAAATGCTTTACATATTAACCGTGTCTGTTCCCAACGGTCTTTATAATTGTCTTCAATTGCCTTAAAAATTGCATCGGTTTCCCGTTCTGACATTTCATAAAGGAAATATTCAGTACTAATATTGGTGTTTGTGCTAATACTGGCAAAAATGTCAAATATGCTTACTTCTGCTTTTTTTTTGCTGTGGGTGTTTGCGAAGTCTTTGTTTGCTGTGACATAAATTTATTAAATTGTGTAAGTTGAACAGTTTCAAACATATCTTTAACCTCACCTGAATTTATTTGTATTTCATTTTCTTTGTCCATTTCATCACAAAATTCATCAAATGACATAATAAATGTGTTTCTATTTGCACCTTTTAGAAAAGAATAAAATAACATCATTGTATCTGTAAACCCTATTCCGTTTTCAAGTTCTGAAACGAACTTACCTGAAAGTGTTTCATATATTATTATTCCTTTATTTGTTTTTCTTAATTCGTATTCTTTGTCTTGAATTTTAATTACTATGCTTTCCATAAATTATATTTTAATATAAATACAGACAAAACATAAAAAGGAAATAAAAAAAGCGGGTGTTTAACCCGCTCTTTCAGAAAGTAAATAATAAATAAAATTAAAATAACAAAAAAAGAGAATGTCTTATTCGTTTAATGTCCAATTACCAACGCCCGTAAAGGTTACATTATAACCTACTGCACCGTCAATACCTGAAGTAATACCCAAGTCAGTAATTTTTGTCTGACCACTAATGTAAACACTTGCTGTATCTAATTCCTGTGGTAAGTCTTGACCGTCTGCAAGACCAAAACTAAAGTTTATGTTTGTTTGTTTTGCTTTGTACATTTTCAAAAGTCCAGTCATGTTAGTATAACCAGTTGTTACAAAGTCTACATCACCGTCAACAGTTAAATTCCATTCGTCATCACCTAAAAGAAAACTTTTACCATTACGGTTTTTTAAGTCAATTTTTTCGGGTGTGGTTTTAAATGCAACTGTTTTGCTCCAACCAACAGGACTTGTAGTACCTGTACCTGCCCAAAATAAGAAGTCTTTACCAAGAATATTTGCCATTATGTATAATATTTTTAATTGTTTGCTATAATTTTTATATAAATACTCGGTGTTGTTTTTTAATTCGTTTGGAATTCAAATATTAATGTTTGTACCCATACCTGCCCGTCTGTCTGTTCATCGTCTCCAACTATTCTACAACCTTTAACCAAGATATTATTATAACTACCTGTTTGGTTTTCAAATAGTGTTCTAATTATTTCAATGTAAAATAGGCTTTCATCATAAGTGCTACCCATTACATCAATTCTAACAGTGCTGCTATTATAAACAACACCATTGCGGTTATATTCGGGTCTCTCTGCTGTTCGTTTATAAACAACATAGGGTAATTGTGCATTAACTGCAAGCAATGCATTAAAACTTGTTATACCAGTTAAGGCAGTACAACCACTGAGTTTATAATAAGTGTATTTGTTTATACTGAGTGCCATATTTAATATTTTTTATTGTATTTGTCAATTACTTTATTTAAAGCGTCTTCCATTGTCTTTACTATTCCATTATAAATAAGGTCTTCAGTTGCTTCAACTGCTCTGCTAAACCATTTATTACCCGTCACCCTACCTGTTGGGTGAACCTTACCTTTTTTACTAATGTATTGTCTATCCTGCGTTCCCTCTTCCTGTATATGTCCCAAATAGCCTTTATAAGGTCTAAACTTTCTTGCTCCAACAGTTGCAATACCTGCACCTTTACTGACCTTAACACCTACAGACTTTTTTAAATTCTCTCCTACTGCATTGTCTTTTGCTGCTTCAATTAAAGGTTTACTGGCTTCATTAAAACCTGTTCGCATAACATCTTTTTGCAACCTGCTGTCATACTCATTTAGTGCCTTTGTGAATTCCTCTAACCCTTCCATTTTAAAATTATATTCCATTGGTATTACTGTTTTAATTCGGCTGTAATTATTAAACTGTCTTTGTAACCAACCTCTTTTATATTGTCGATACCATACAATTTATTACCAAACCTAATTTCAAAATATTCATTAATATCCTGTCTGTATTGTATTTGAAATTGTATAATAGTACTTACAAATAATTCATAATTCTGTATTGCCTTATTACCACCAATATACTGAACTGCTGCGGGTACTGTTGCAAAGTCCGTATAGGTTTGGTTACCACCTGAACCCGTTTCGCTTGCTGCATCTTGGGGTTGTCTCAATGTTATAATATGTCTAAGTAGTCCTGCACGCATTTTAATATTTCTCTCCGTAATTTATACTGCTTTCAATTAATGCATCAAAGGTTTCAGGCACTCTATACATTTGTATTGGTGCAACGCTTTCCCTATTGCTAAACCAATGACCTGCAAGAAAAACCATTGCACGCTTTAACCTATTTGGAAATAATTCCAAAGTTGTACTGCCTGTTGTGGTTGTGAACCCTGTTGAATATCTATTTATTTTATCAAATACATAGTCTTCAACATCTGGTATAATGTCTTTGAAATAATTAGTTGCAAGTGTATTGCCTGTAGTGTCGTTTATTTGTAGTAAACAGTCTGAAATACTTATAAAACTCATGTTTATGTTTTATCATAAATACTGTAAAAAGAAAAAAGGGGTGTTTTGCTGTGAAACAAACACCCCTTTTAAGATATTGAATATTGAATTTTTAAAGAATTGCTGCTTTTGTAAAACTTTCGTTTCTCAAAATACCCATGTTGTGAGCAATATTGATATGTAAACGAACAGTGTTTAAGTGAGCCTGTGTATATGGGTCAACCATAATTGAAACAGCACCAAGACTGTCAGGGGTTGCACCAAAAAATGCTTGTACTAAATTAGACCAGTCTGCGAATGCGGCACCATAATAGCCAGTACCACCAGTTCCACCAGTAACCTGAAGGTCAGAAGGCATTGTAGTTGTAGTATAATACGGAAAACCTGCAACATCATTACCATTTAAAATTGGGGTTGTAGCACTTGCAAAAGCAGGTGTTTGGCGAAGTTGATACACTGTATAAGGGTTAAAAATGAAACCCAATGAACCTTCTAAAGCGTCTTGTGCGTCTACTGCTGCTATCATTTTGAATATTGCATCTGCTGAAGTTGCACCAATGTAAGCATAAGGAACACCAGTTAAACCACCAAATAAAGACTTTGGTTTATAAGCAACACTTGCAAGGTGTTTACCAAAGAAAGCAGAAACAATTGCTTTATTAATACCATTAACAATTGAATTTCTAATTATAGTTTCATTGCTGCTGTTTTCCTGAACTAAAAGAGTTTTTGAAATATCAACATGACCACGAATATACATAGGGGTAAGCGATAAAGCGACACTATTAGTAGGTGTTTTGTCAGTACTTGCAGTGTTTTCACCGTCAACATAGTCGAATGCAATTGCTGACTGTGCAGGGTATGACAAATTTGAAGTTGCAAAAACTGCCTGTGAACCTGCTAAAAGTAATGGGTTTTTAGCGTAAAGCGGACCTAACAAGTCCATTACATTAGTCTGTACACTTGCATTACTTGCTGCTGCAAGAATAGCACGTTTTTCTGCCATTGAAGCACCAAAAAGGTCTGCGTACATTCTGTTCTCAGATAAAGGAATTGTTATTTGTCCTTTGGCAGTAAGTCCATTCATTTGAAATGCATTGTTACCAATTTTCATTAGTCTGGTTTCTGCATCTGTGAAGGGTTGTTGGTTAACAACAGCGTTTAACGCTCTGAAGAAACTGAATTTTTTTTCTGGGGTATTCATATTGTAGTTTATATTTTTTTCTTTGAAAGTTTCAACATTTCTTTTGTCGGCTTCCTGAATTTCTTTTATTTTTTCTTCGTTTAATGCAATAGTTACTTTGTGTTTTACTACTTCGTCTTCTTCTATTTGGGTAAGGCTGCGGTTTTCTGCTTTACCTTTGTTTACAATGGCTTCCAATGCATCTACTGCAATTTGTTTTTTATTTTGTAATTCAATTAAATTTTCCATGCTTATTAAATTTTATAATAAATACTGTTGTTATTTTTTGCTTTTAATATAATTATCGTATATGCTGTAATATTTTCTAAGTTCTTCTTTGTGCTTTAGTTCTTCTACATGCTTTTGTATTTCCTGTTGTTCGTGTTGCTGCAATTCTTCCAGACCCCTTGTACTTACATCAGTTGCTTGGTATGCAGGGTTTATTACTATACTAAAGTCAAATATTGAACTGAATTTCTTAATTGTTCTTAAATATGTACCATCACTGCGTTTTTCCCATACATCATTGCCTTTGTTCGGTTCTAATGTGAAACCAAATGACATATATTGCAGGTCACCTGCACGAATCGCACTAAGAATTTCATCACTGAAAGCACTATTTTTCCTTGCTTTAAAACTAAATTCAATACCCCTTTCAGTTTTCCAAACCTTTAATGTACTTGTTGGGTTTGCTTGTCTCCACCTTGCAAGCGGTATTGTGCTTGTATCGTGGTTGTATAACATAGTTATATCTGAATTACTTAATAATTCATCTGTTACGGCTTCTGGTTTTATAATTTCTCTAAACTGACCACCTAGTAACTGACTTTCTGAATTAAAAACAATTGGTGTACCTGTTATAATTCTTTCGTCTTCACCTTCACCTGCACGGAGTTCGCAATTTATATACCTTAATTCTTTCATACTATGTTTATAATAAATACTTAAATTATTTTTTCAAATTATTGTCAACCTTGTCACCAACAACAACGGGGTTTTTTAATGACTGCTGTTGAACAGTTGTTTTATAGTCGTCACCACCTTCAGCAAAATTTGTGTTTGGAAAATTCTTTGCTGCTTCGTTTCTGTTCCAAATACCGTTGTTAATACCAGTTGTATAATAATTCATTTGTGCAACACTGTCCATACGGATAAGGTCAGTTAAGTCCCAAGCCAATATTAATTTTTGTCTGTCCTTTGGTAGTACTAATTTTCTGTAACACTCATTCTGTATTTTTTGCAGTATGGGTTGTAATGTTGTGTTTAAATATTCTATCTGCATTGCTTCAACTGTTCCAGACAATTGTTTTGAATTGTCGAATAACAGTGCAGGACTAATATTAAACCAACGACTAATTTCAGTTATCGACCATTGACGGCTTTCCAAGAACTGCCCGTCTTTTGGACTAATACCAAGGGTTTTTAAGTCCATACCACCGCCAATAATTGGCGGGTCTTTCTGTCCAGTTGTTGGGTTAAATGTATTTCTTAGGTCCTGGCGTAGGTCTGTTTTTTGTGTTGGGGTTGGTTGACCCTCTGTTTTAATATACAATAAAGAACTGCTGCCATTTAATGAATAGTCATTTGCTTGCTGTTCTATGTTGTATACACCACCTAATGAATTACGAGCGTATTGTAATACACTTATACCTTGTTCGTAGTCATCGGGGTCAGGGTAATTGATAAAATGCAGTATATCCGTGTCATCAATTAAGTGTTGATACCCTGTAACCTTCCATTTCTTTTGTCCATTAACATTACCTTTTGCAACTGTGTTTGGTGGTAATAACCTGAATTCAATAGGGTTTCCGTTAGGGTCTCTGACAATAAGTATGTAAGCATTACCCGAAGTGAGCAAATTGCACCCTGCAACCTTCCACATATTAAATTTGCTCATGTTCCAATTTGGTTGGAGTGTTAAGAGGTCATATAAATTATTATGTAATTCTCTTTTAAACCCCTGTTCATCGACTTGGTATAACTTTAGGTCTAATGTTGCAAGACTGTCGGAAATTTTATTTATTGCGCAATAAACCGCACTTAGTGTAAGTGTTTTATTTATTTCAAAAGTGCTTTTATATGGTACACCAAAAATACTTTGTAAAGTATTAAGGGGTAATGTTGTCCATATATCTCGTTTTTCAAGGTCTATTAGTTTGTTTCCTTGTTCTAATATTTTGTCTTCTAAGGCTTTAACCTTTTTTGTGTTTCCGAAAATAGCCATAATTAAGTATTTCACATAAATACTTAATGTTTTATTTCGTGTAAAGTGTTGGTTGTTAACCTATTCTATAACTGTATTTCTTCATTGACATCCAACAATTTAAAGCAGTGAGAATGCTAATTGCACCGTCAATTTTATTACTGCTCTTGGCTTTATCGGGTTTCTTGTTACCATTTGCATCGTTACGCAGAACGCAATTAGAGAAGCACCAACGAGTTATTTTATTATTGTCTAATTCTACCTGACCACCTAATAACAAACGCTCAAATTCAAGTGTTCCTGCACTGAATTTACCAACGGTCTGCGGTACTTCTTGCACATTAAAACCTCTGGTCTTCATGTCTTCTGTGAATGTCTTGGCCTTCCAAGCATCGTAACCAATGTTCAAAATATTTATTTTATACTGTTGTGCTGTGGCTTGTATGTCCGTTGCTATTGCTTCATAGTCTACACGGTTACCCGCTTGAAGTGTTATAAACCCTTGTTTATGCCAGTTCTCATAGGTTTTTTTGTCAATAGTACTGTTCATATTATCAACCGGAAGGTAATATTTGGTTATATAATGGTAGTTTCCATCTGCTTCAAACTGCCATGAAACGGCTGTAAGGTCTGAAACCTCTGACAAGTCAACACCTAACACGCAGTCAAAGCCTTCATAATAACCAAAATTCAGGTCTTTGGAGTTGTTTAGAATGATGTTTGCAGGTATCCAAGTCGTTACAGTATCACACCAAACATTAAAATTCTTGGTCTTTATATCATTTTCAACACTCTTGTTATTCTTACCCCGTGTTACTTCGTCTTCTAAATTCTTATATAAAACCGTATGGGTTAACGAAGGGTTACTGTATATCCAGTTGTCGGGGTTAGTCCAGTCCTGCTGCTGTTCTTCATCTAATTCAAAAATTAATGCATAAAAACTTTCATCGGTTTTCAGACCTGCATTAATTTCTTTAGCAGTGGTGTATAATTCGTATGCAGGGTAATTTTTATTAAGACCTGCGGTCATTGTGGTAATGAAAAGTTTTTCTTGTAAGTCTACTTGTGAACTTTTGAGGTTATTATATAAGTCCCAATTGCGGAATTCTTCGAATTCATCCATATAAACCACCTTCAAACCCAAACCGTCTTTACTTTTATTCTCACTGCTAATGCATTTTATTACTGAATTGGCGTAATGTATGGTGTTATGTTTGCGGTTTAAGTACTGTTCTTCGGGGTCTAAGTTTATACAGAAATTATTTACTGCATCAAAGTCAATATCTTGTGCCTGTTCTCTTGAATTACTTACCATTACCAAACGGTTACCACTACCTTCAAATAATGTACAGTATAGCATCAAACCCGCTGCCAGTGCAGTCTTGCCGTTCTTCTTAGAAATGAATAATAGTATTTCTGTGAACCTGCGGACATTTGTTTCTTTCCACTGCCAACCAAAAATATTTGCAATAAAGAGTTTCTGCCAAGGTAATAATACAAAGTTCTTACCTGCATACCTGTCCTTGGTGTGTTGAAGGTGTGAAAAAAACCTAAACACATGCAGTACTTTGGCTTCATTAAAATACAATTGGGGGTTGTTTTGGTCTTTCTCAAACCTCTTTACATTGTCTTGAAGTGCTTTGCAAGCCTTTATTTTACCAGTTTTAATGTCATTTATATATGTCCAGACCTCTTGCATTATAATAATTCATCCATCATTTTACTAAACTTTGAGTTATTTTTTTTCTTGGTGGTTGTCTTCTGTGCTTGTCTGGCCTTGGGGTTTAAATAAAACCCGTCCAATAATTTGAACATATCTTTTTTCAGGTCTTGCATTACATAAGTCCAAGGGTTTGTTTTATACTGCGGGTTTTCATTATAGTCCAATAACTGCAACACTGCACCCATTTCCTTAACTTTCTTGCTGGCTTCCAAATACTGTTCGTATGTATTACCAAGCAATTGCAATGCAATTTCGTCCCGTTCTTTGTACAGGTTTTCCGTTTTTAGATATTCTCTAAGGCCATCAATTAATATTTTAGTTGTGCGTTTCATATTTCATAAATAAATAGTCTTTGCAAACAGTGTTGGTAAATATTGAAATGTCAACACTGTTTGTGTAGTTCTTATTTTTCTTAACATTCTGCATTAATTTTCTTATTGCCTGTAATAACTGCGGACTGAACTGCATTTCAATTGTTACTTTTCGCTCGTGTTCCAGACCCCAAGAAAATTTGTTACCGTCCTTTATACCTTCAATGTTACAGAACTTTTGTATTGTTGCTCTATGCAGGTTTAATGCAGTTCCTGCAATTTTTATATTATCAAAAACCCTGACTTCATTGGTCAGGGTGTTGGTTGTTATTACTTGTCTTTCGTTCATTTTATAATTTATTATAAAATATTATTATTTGCATTTGGGAATTTGAGTTTTGAAAATTTGATATTTGTGCGAGTCTTGTTTGACGGGTGGTTTCCCGTCCTTAGTGAATTTTCTGACCCTATCCCCCCTTTATTTCTTTCTTCCAAATAGTTTTCTAAATATGTTGCTATCTTTTTTCACCCAACTATCTAAACCATGTTCAGGAATTAATTTACTGTTATTAATAAATATTATCTTATTATAAAATTCAACTACTGCCTTACTATTCTTTACTGCTTGTTCAATATTGTAAACAGTATTGCGTCTGTCTATCATTGCTTGCTGCTGTTCGGGTGTTAATTGTTGGTCTTTCATTTTATTCTGTTGTTTTAATAAAAATAAGAGGTTGTATTCTCTTATTTATATATTCAATTATTTTTGTTCTAAATACCTGACTTTGTTTAATTCTGCTGTTGTCAGGACTGTCGGGAAACTCATGCAATAACTCCTGCATTCTATCAATTTCAAATTGCAGTAGTGCAAGTAATTCATTTATATTACTGGTTGGGGTTAGGTTCATAATTATTATTTCTCATAAATACGAATGAGTTTTAAAAACGACCAATTACCAGAATTCAGGGGGTATTGTAAACTTTCCGTGTTCGAATAAATGGCAGTCCGTGCATAGGCTTTCCATATTCTCAATGTCAAGTGCTAATTGTATTCTTTCGTTTTCGTCCTGACCTGACATAATATTTATTTTATGGTGTACTTCTGCAACTGGCTTTACAACACCTGTTTTAATACACCTTTCACATATTGGTGACAACTTTACCTTTAATGCACGGACTTTCCGATATTTATTATAATATTTACTGTCTATATTATTTTTCATTTTTTTTTGCTCTCCATACAGCACTCATTTTTGCTTTACTTTCAGCAGTATGTTTATGTCCTAACCATATATTATTACGTTTATGTGCAGCACTCATTTTAGTACGTGTTTCATTACTAACTTTTAAACCTAAGTTTGTTTTACTTGGTATTATATGTGTATTCCAACAAGGTCTGGTAACATATATTACAAATTCTTCACGCAATAATAATTCTGTATCACCTTTCATAACCTCAGTAAAAACCAAGTCTTGTTTACCGTACTTATTATAATGGTTTTGCATAAATTTTGAATGATGCTTACCTTTTCTTAACAACCTTAAATGTTCTTGCCATCTTTCATTAATATTTACCGAACTACCAATATAAAAGCGTTCGGGGTGTGTTTTAGACTGTATTTTATAAATTGCTGTCATCATCAATATTTTTATAACTCATTTGGCGTTAATAATACCCTGCTGTTATTCTTTTCATAGGTGTTTATGTAGTACAGGTAAATATATTCCAGTAATTCTTGGAGTGTTATTTCTTCTGTTTCTGCAATTGCTATGAGTTTGTTATAAAGGTTATATTCAATGCTTATTTTCTTCTCTATAGTTTCACCACTATAATTGTCATATAGACAAAACAACTGGTCTAATAGAACTATTTGCATTATTTGAGTGTCTTTCATGTTATTCTGGTAGATAATAATAACTTGCTATTATATATCCATTGGTTGTATTGATAACCAAATACAGGTGGTCAGGTGTTCTGAAAATAAATTCACCTTGGCATGTGTAATACTGTCCATTGATATTTGCAATTAACTTTCTTAATGCATCGTAAGCACCCATTTTTGTTTGGTAATATGCTGGTTCTTCAACTATTTTTTTCTTTGCCATAATTAAGGTTTATTATAAATACAAAAAACGACCAGAAAAGACAGATAAAATTTAATTTTAACCTCTTTTTAGCCGTTTTAAAGCACTTATTTACTTTGGGTGGTGTTATGACATTGCTGAAGTCAATTTAATTACCTTAAAGCAATATTGCGTAAATATGTTCTTTGGTACTATCAATGCTTGTTGGTTATATGTTCGGCTTTCTATTTGTACTTGACAGGCTTTTTTATAATACTTGTCATATTGTTCATGTATGCACCTATTAAGCATATAGTAATAAATAAACATTATGCTTTGAGGTTCTGCAATTACCCAAATATCTGCGGTGCTTAACCTGAAACCTGACCACCTGCCATTAGTACCCAATTCAATATATATATTACCAGTCTTTGGGGTCATAGTGTCATTCTTGGCCTCAATGCTTAACCCTAATTCAGGTAAATAAATGTCATACTCTGCCAGTTTATCTTTGTCGATACTGTAATTTTTACAGGTGTTGGGGTATTGTTTACCTATGTTGGTAATTAGTGACTGTTCTAACTTGTCACCAATTGCACCCCTGTCTGAATATGAATATACATTACCATATTGATTTAATGAACATTCATTATTATAGTTAAATGCTTGTTCCCAACCTTCGGAATTCAGGAACGGGAAAACATCTAAATTTGCTTTAATTATTTGGTCTATTAAACCCCGGTCAATTGTCTCAATTGTTTTAACCCTGTTTTGGGTTTGTTTTTCTCTTATAAATGTTACTCTACTCATTTTATTTTACTTTATCCATAAATGTTATTTTTTGCTTCTCTATAAGTGCCTTTATGAGTTTAGAAGCATTGGCACTGTCGATACGTTTAAAAGGGTTCCTGCAACCGTACTTGGTTATATACTGGTCAAATGCATCACCGTAGTCATTCTTTTCAAGTAATGACCTTATAAACCCTATTTGCTTTCCGCTTACTTTTGAGTTTGGGTAATATCCCAATTTAATAGTTATAGTCTTCATATATTCATTTTATTTATTACTATTTTAAGTATTGGCATTTCTTTTAAGTCTACTTTACAGGTGTCCTGCCATTCTTTACTGTGATCAGTACACCCGTACTTAGTGAATGCAATTACGTGTGCAACTTCGTGTTTAATTATAACCTGCATTTGGTCATAAGTGCAAATTTTTATTGTCTCAATGTCAAATTGTATTGAGCGGGTTAAATAATGTGTTGTTGCACCTATAGTTTTATCCATTTCAAAGAATTGAATATTCCAATTTTCATTTGGTATATGCTTAGTAAGCAATTCTTGTGTTAATTTTTGAACTTCTGGTATAGTCATTGGAATGTGTATTATACCTGTTGGGGTATGTGGTTTGAATTTATTTTTAAAAGCAATTCATCTTGGGCAACATTAATTGCTTCTTTTCTTAAATTGGAATCAGGAATTTCCAAACAATACTTAACCATATAATAACCCAACAACCATTCGTTTTGGTGTGGTGTTGGCATATTCTGTTTCCATTTGGTATGAGCATTAGTTACCTCATAAGCAATTGTTGAAATACTATACTTCATTAACTCTTGTGCATACTCTTTAAACTTTGGGGTATTATCAAAACATTGAGCAAATTTTGGATGTTCATATATTTTTTTAAATTCTTTCCTGAATTCAATTTCATTCTTATTTTTTTTGGGTTTAGTTTCTTTAATTGGTGTTAAACTAACTTCTTCTTTAATTGGTGTTATTACAACTTCTTCTTTATCGTTTTTAACTTCATTAATAATTTCTTTAATTAAGTCACTTTCTTCAAACTCGTCATTTGAAGAAATAGAAACCAAATTTTGAGAAACTTCAAAAATTTCCTCTTGTTGTTTTCTTATTGTCTTTTCTTTTTGTTCTTCTTTTTGTTCTTGGTATTGTTTAGTATTGTTATTGTACAATTCTACCGGTATAATAGGGGTCGAATTACCGGTATATACAGGTAGAATTACCGGTACTATACCAGTAGAATTGTCGGTATTATTTGACAAATTTACCGGTACTATACCAGTAGAATTGTCGGTATTATTTGACAAATTTACCGGTACTATACCAGTAGAATTGTTTGGTGCAATTGTACTTGCAGGTAGAATTGTCGGTAATATACCAGTAGAATTGCACCAATTTAAAATTATGTTAATATCAATACCTAATGTCTGGTCGTTAATATTGTAAACCAATTTTAATTGCTTGAATTTGTCTAATGCTTTTTTAACTGTTCGTCTATCAGTTCCTAATGCTTGTTCAATTCGGTAACTTGTTACTCTAAATGTTTCTGAATTGCTAAATAGATAAATTAGAATTAGTTTTTCAGTTGGTGTTAATTCCAATTCAAATATTTTGTTTGGAATTTGTGTAAAGTCCTGCTTTAATTCGGGTTTCTTTACATAGAAGAAATTGCCTTTATTTTTCATTTGTTCTTTCTTTAGGTTTAATTCAGGGTGTTACTTCATCGGTAACACCCCTGTTATTTTTAATTTTTAAGTTTTAATTCGTTTATTTTTTTCTCTATTAAAAGTTCCACAAATTGCTTTAAGAACTGTATTTGTGTATAGTACGCATTGTACAATTTTGCTTGTTCCTGCTTTTGTAATTCGTCTAAGCATTCTTGTGCTAAGTCCCTTTTTTGGGTTGCAACCTCTTGGGGTTGTTCTTCGTCTTTTCTTTTTTTCATAGTTGTAAATTTTTAATTAATATTATTTTCTAATAAATATTCAAAATATTCAAAACGGCCATTGGTGAATATCAACTACATAGCGTTTTTAATAGGGCAAATTCTTCCCATTGGCTTGTAAAGCACACTACTATGTTATTAATACAACTAATGTTTAACGCTTGCTGTTGGTTAGGATAAGGTCAAAATTGTCGGGTTTGAAGTTCATTAAACCCAAGAATTGACATAATTCACTAATTTCCTGTAACGGTAATATCAGTGGTTCACTTGCACAAACTTCAACGGTCATAAATTGGTTATTCTCATAACTCAAATAGACAATTAGACCCTTAATTTTGACTTCTGTACATTCATTACTTAGTACTTCAATAGTACCATTGAATTTTTGTGCAAGTGTTTCACCTGTACTCTTTAAATTCTCTTGTTTTTGCTTTTTACTTATATTCATATTTATTTAATTTACTAACTCATAGGCTAAATATACCCTGTGATGTTCAGCCGTATTAATATCAATTTGTCGCTGATAGTCCATGAACAACCTGAATTGGTTATCTGGTATATTTAAGGGTGCTAATTCTAATTCTGTTTCACAAATTACAATGTCTGCACTATCATGTATTTGAAATTCTCCAAATACCATTATATTTTCCTGTAATTCACCAATACTTACACTGTCAACCATATATTGAGTTGCACAAGTATAATTTTGTTTTTCACAACTAACTAAAGTCATTAAAACTGCTGCTAAAACTACTGTTAAAGTTTTCATTAGATTTGGTATTAAGTTTGTATTATATGGTGTTATATTTAATATTTCGTTATACGATAAAAAAGCACTTATGTTACAATTTAATGTAACTATTAGTAACTTAAAATACTGTTTTTCGTATGGCTTATTTCTTTCGTTATTCATAATATTAAATATACAGTCTATATTTTAAATTGTCAAGTGTTTTTATTTCGTTATGGTTCAACATTATAACCCTTTTTTTAAACTTATTTTAATTAAAAACATTGAAATTCTGCGTGAAAACACTAAAATGCTAATTATGGACATAAAAAAACCCCGCTTAAATTGGCGGGGTTCTGTAATGAATTCTGTGGTTATTAACTGAACTTCTTCAAATATTCAATTCGTTCCTGTAGTGCAAGTATTTCTGCTGCTTTCTGTCTTTCTAATTGCCTTTTTACTGCTTCTATTAATTGTTCCTTTTCATCGTAAGACAGAGAATGTGCAAGTTTAACGCATTCTTTTAGTTGCTCTGTTGCTGTTCGTGGTAACCTCTTTGGGTTCTGTTCTTCTTTTTTCTTTGCCATAGTCAGTAAATTTGTGTTTATACCTGCTAAATTAGGTTTTTTATTTAAGAATAGTTTTAAAAGTCCTAATTTACCAAAACTGGCTTTAATACATTAATGGTATTAAAAGAACTAACCCCGTCTCAATACCAAGTATTAAAAACGGGGTCAGGTGCTTAAATTGCTTTAAAACGGCTTTAAATAGTATTTATCATTTCTGCTTTACTATTCTGTAGTATTGCAATGTAGTGTTGAATAGCATTTATACTGTGTTTTGTTATTGTTGCAATTTGTTCAATGCTATAACCTTTATTAAATAGAAGTGTAACTAATGCTTTACGGGCAACCTTAGATGTAAATAATTCATGTAATTTAAAAATTTGAACTTCGGGGTGCTGTTGGTTAACATTACTACTGAGTTGAACAATTTCCCTGTTTAAACCCAAAAGTTCTGCCATAAGTCTTAAACTATCATTGTACTGGTAATTGTGACCGAACCAAACCAATTCTTGAATGTTGTAATTAATTGCTTCCAGAATTTCAGTTAATTCATTATGCAAAGGTGAGTCTATCATTTTGCCTGTCTTACCTTGTTTCAGGTATAAGAAGTACTTACCGTTAACTTGTACAAAACTGTCTTTGGTAATTGCAAGCAATTCTGAATATCTCAGACCACCCAACAGGGTTTCAATAATAAAAAGTTTACGGGTTTTTTCCAGTTTTTCTTTGTCAACTTTTGACAATTTTTTATTATAAATACCTTGTTTAATTGCTTCAAATTCAACATAATTAATACTAAAAACATTTTGTTTTTCATCAAAAACATACTGAATTTGGGCGTTACTTTTAGTACTTTGTCTTAATTGATAGTCGTATATTTCTGCAAGACTTGCTGCATTAATATCATAACCCTCTTTTTTTAGGGTCTTAAAAAATATCTTAATGTGTTTAATAAAACCCTTTATACTACCAACTGCATAATATTTTTTACCTTTTGCAACGGGGTTCTGTATACAATAATTAACAATGTTTTCCAATACCTGTGCATTGAAGGTTTTAATTAAAATGTCTGTTGTGTTAATTGAATTACAATAAGCACTGACAAAAGGACGAATTTTATGGGTGGTTATATTCTCAAATTTATAGAAGTCCATTGCTTCAAGTAATGCAGTTGGTTGTAATATATCCAATTCAAATTGTTTTAATAGGTCTTGTTGGTCTTCTGTTTTATTCTGTTCAGGTGTTTGAACAAATGTTCTGGTTATAAATTCTTTTATTTGGTCTTCGTCACCTGCAACATTGTTTTCAAAGAAGTGAAATACATCTGAGAATTGAAAATAAGTATATTTTTCAATATTCTGTTTTGTTACTGGCAGGTTGAAGAACTTCAAAAAATCAATACTTAACCTTATTTTATTCTTGGTCTTATCTACATATTGGTTAAATACAAATGCTTCTTTAAACCCAATTGCCTGACCTTTGGTTAATTGGTTGGGTTTAAGTCTTATTATTTCCCTATTGGCATTTAATGCTGATATACGGATAATTGCAGGACTAAAATTCTTTATTTCAAAAAGTACTTGCAATGTTCCGTCTTTTCTAGTATGTTTGTAGTTAAAACGCAGTGTAATAAGTTCTTTGGCCGTTTTCAT